AAATACATAACTTGAACCGTGTTACTGTCGTAGTTACCCCACCCTGTTATGTACTGCCTATTACCTGGCATTTCCTGTATTCTTTGAAGTTCTCTTTCTGGTATACTAGGAAATTGTTTTTTTAATTCAGGTATTGTAATAGATTTAACTTCACCAACATAGTAAACATCTTCAAAGTTAGGATCTTCTGTGTAGGAATATATTAAATTAGCTGGATCAACATAGTCAACAACTATACCGTTTGTTTTATTAAAACTTGTTTTAGCACAAGCAATACCACAAACAACTAAGTCTTCATTTATTCTTCTTTTTGTCAATGGCCATCTATTACTAGCTAGTGTAGTTGTTATAGCTTCCTCTTCTGCTATTTCTACCGATTGTTTGTAGGAAAGTTGCATGTGAAGTTCTAATTCCTCATTACTTTGAGGTAGTTGTTCAGCTGGTATTTTTGACTGTTTAGCATCAATGCCTAAAGCTTGCTTTGCTTGTTGCATTAATTCTTTAGCGTACATATCTTCAGCTATAGCCTGTGCATATTTTGTTCGTTTTTTTACAGACTCTGGATCTTGAGAATATGCTTTAATTTCAAACTCTTTATTAGATATACCATTTACTACTATATTAACAAATTTAGATATAACAGGAACTGGCTTCCAGTCTAAATTTAAATAAGACAAATCACCATTTATAGATAACTCGTCTTTGTATTTTTGAACAGATTGCTCTCCTCTAGCGTATAGTCTTAGGTTATGAAAATTATTCCAACTAGTAAGGTATCTGTTACCGTTTGTTCTACCTTGATTAAACCACTCAGTTTCAATAGCAGAAGCTACTTGAGAGCCGTACTCTCTTGAAGCTTTTTCAGCGTCTGGTACTACCTGACTAGGAAAAGCGCTATTTGAATTAGTATATATTTTCATTTATTCAATTATTTTTGACAATGTACCTTTGTTATTATATCTTTTAAAACCTAAATTGTAAGAAGGTCTTTTGAATGTCGGGTTTGGTTTATACTTGTTTTTGTTGCAAGCCATAATAGCTAAGCCTGAGCTTATAGACGCATCATGAGATGTTCTATTATTTATATTAAATTTAGCCCAATCTTCAAGAGTTCTTTGGAAATAAACATCACCATAATTACCATCATCTTTTAAACCAACGTGGTGTTCTATATAAGATTCTATTGCTGCTGCGTGAGCTTGCTTTATATCTTCACTGGAGTTTGGTATTCCACCTATTTCTCTCTCTGTGGTTGATAATTTACTATATTTTTTATCTGGTCTATTTATAGAGTAACCTCTATAACCTCTACGTTTAAAATAATACAACAGTCTAGGTTTATTGTTTTCAGCAAGTATTGGCATACCATAAAAAACACAAGCCATTAATACATCTTCAAAAAATATTTCAGCTGTTTGAGGTCTAGATATATATTCTAGGAAAAAATGATTTGATGGAACATTATCCATGTTAAACTTAGTTAAACCATGTAAAGCTCCATTAGATCCTCTTTTGTCTACAGTTCCAGATATATCGTAACTGTCACAACCAAAAGCTCCCATGTAATCATTGCCAGGCCATTTAAGTCCGTTTTTCTTTATAACACTATTTTGCATTTCAACAGATGGTATCCAAGATACAAAAAATCTACCTTGCTTACTAGGCATAAAAACAACTTTAGTATCTTTTATGCCGTTAACCCATTGAAAATTACCTTGTGTTATTATTCCGCTGTTTTTTAAATCAGCATTCCAATCTACTTGTTGATATATTTTAGTAAGATTAAATAAAGATGATTTAGCCTCATCTCTAAACGCGTGCTCTTCTGTTCTTGGAAACTGTCGGTAAAATTCATTTAAACCATCTTGATCTTCTTTAAGACCATTTACTTCATTTTGCCAGTATTCAATTACACCTAGCTTTATATCAGAACCGTGTGGGTCTTTTACAGCTTTTTTTGGCGTGTCGAAGACAGGTACGCCATAAGAATCAATGTATCCTTCGTAGTTCCATTCCATAGGTATGAACAAAGAATATAATCCCGAGCTAGTCTGCCCATTGGCGTTTCTTTTTGTAACATCTGAAGCGTTGTATAGTTTCTTAAAATTATCCCCTCCTTTATCTAAAGCGTTTGATGTACTTCCCATCATACACTTACCTATAACTTTACTACCTAATCTTAACGTTGTTTTCGTGACCCTCCAGTTGTTGAGGATGTTGTTCGGCCTTTCCCATTTACCCGATTCATCGTGGACGAGGAGTTTGAGTTTTTCCCCATCATAGGAGTTATCACCGGTGTTCTTCCAGTCGATGGTGGTGTCAAGACCGGTAATCTCCTGTACCTTGGTATTGGCGTCAAGCTTTCTACGGGTGAATTTGGAGGCTGGGACCCTATACGCGAGTTCTGTCTTCGGCCTGTCCATACCGTCCTGGATCGGTTTGAAAAAGAAGGGATAGTTGACGGAAATTGGTACCACCTTATCTGTGAACATCTTCTTAGCATCGGGACCAGATTTGGACAATATTCCGAACCGTGAATCCGTTGATATTGTAGCAAGGTTGACCGATTCAGCTGAGGACATAAATGAGAAACCTGACCTACGGTTTTTAAGATAACACATTCCATATGATCTGGCATCGGCTTTGCAAGCCTCCCAAAATATGTAGAATAATCTATTTGATTCTCTAAAGTCTGGCTTCCCAACATCAATCTTGGACCACTGCAAGTACATGTAATGAGTACCAGTGATATAAGTAGGAACGTTTTTGTTAATAAACCAAAAACCCTCTTCACGTCTAGTAAATTCTTTGTCAATATAGTCATACCATTTTTCTTTAAAATCCAACGGGTATTCTTCCCAGTCGAACACAGATTTAATTTTTTTTAATTGCTTCGGGTATTCAGAGTAGCTCCATTTATTACCCTCAAAGTCTACTACTTCATTTTCTTTTGGTAAGGCTATTTTAAGATTTTGTATTTCATACACCTCTCCTATCTGACCTGTTTTACTTATTACTACTAGATCATAATCTTCATTGTAACCATATTCCCACTTCTTATGTTTGTTCTTGTGATTTAAAGTTTTAGAATCAACATAGTTTTTTAATACCTTGTATAGAGTTTGCTCGTACATTATCTAGATCTACCTTCAGCAAAACCCTTAAAAGCTGTTTCTTCTTTAACTTTCTTAGGTTTTTCGTTTAACAAATCCTCTTCTTCTTGTATTCTATTTAGTATTTCAAAAGCATCAAATATGGCTAGCTTTTTTGTAGCCGCTGCGTTTTTTAGTCTATCCGCTGATATATCATCATCAGAATCAATAATAGCTTCTTTAGCTACCTTTATTAATTCCTCAACTGCTACTCGCCCAGCTTGGATTATATTCCTCTTGGTTTCGTTGATCTCCATACTTAATTACAATATCATTTGATTTCATACAATACAATCGCTCTTTGTCTACAATAAAGTCATATTCACCATAAGGCGTGTAGCCTACCGTGTCACCCTCGTTTATTCCTAGAGCTTCTAAAGAGCTATTACCTATTTTAAGTATACCAATAAGTTTTTTCTCTTTACTTACTTCTAAACCATCTTTATCAACTAGTGGTTTTATAAAACATCTACTGTTTATAGAGTTCCATTTGTCTTTTTTCTTATAAAGATACACTTGATCTAGCGCACAAAAATACAAGCCATCAATAAATGATGATCTACTTTTCTTTTTAACGCCTTTCATATCGTAAAACGTACGAAAAACATTGTGATGTATAATTATTAAATCACCTTTACTTATAGGTGTTTTAAACGCTTTAGGAACTTCTACAACCTCAGCGATATTATTAACAAACTTAAAGCTTTCTATTTTAGTATTAAGTATTATTTTTTTATCACCTATTTCTATTTCGTTGTCGTATTCGTTTCCAACCGGTCTAACTATAAAGTCGTATAAACTTTTCATTAGTATTCTAAATCGTATTCAACGGATATAGCCATGTTAGAATTAAACTTCTTCCATGGCAATACATCGTTGTTTTTCTTTATGTGTATATTATAAGAATTGTCTGAGCCTTCAAAAAGTATATGCGATATCTCATGACCACCATATACTTGTTGACCTACGGAATAATGCATAGCATCATTTTTATAGTCAGACCCAATACTAATCTTTCTAATATTATTTGCCATCTTCCTGCTCGATGTCAGTATAAGAACCGTCTTTCAAATCTATATTGACTTGGCCATACTGCTCTTCTAATTCCTTCTTTGTTTCGTCTATCTCTACAGTTACTTCTTTAATAACTGCGTGTGCGTTTAGTTTTTGCACATCTAATAAACCTATATGTCTCAACAAATCATTCATCTTTGTTTGTTGCTCAGTTACAGTTTTTAATTGCTCTTCTGTAATCTTGTTTACTTTCATTTCTTTTACTTTACTCATAATTTAACTTAATTTAATTGTTTTTTACTCTAGTATAAAATATCATCATATTTGAATCTCCTCTAAACCTTCTATGCAAAGTGTTTGGGCCATTTAAAACATACGTCGATTCAACCGTATGTCCGTTTACTTTATTTGTGTGAGTTGTTATAACTTTGTATCTATCTTGAAATTTTATTTTCTCTACTAAAACCATGTTTTCTTTATAACTAACATTATGAATAGTTTTAACTCTATCAAGTTCATTATGATCACCAACCGTTATAATACAATTGTAAGAAGTGTCACTTGATTCCCATTCACCCTCTAGTAATGATGTTTCAGTCTGCGCACTTAAAAAGCTACTAAATAACACAAACAATATTAATATTGTTTTTTTCATTTAATTTGATTTAATTTAATTAATACTCTTACTATTTATTATTACTTATAGATTTGAATTTTTCCACGCCTCGTGATCCAAAATAAGCTATATAAACAGTTGTAAGTAACTGTTTTAATAATGCAATCCACTCTTGCTCTACCGTAA